AGTGCGCGGATGCCCGCGGCTTTCCACCATTTTGCGTTCATAAGTATTTTTCTCCTTTCAAATTTCGCGCCTCGCGGCGTGTGTTACAGAATTTTGCCCAGCACCCAGCCGATGACGCCGGTGACGAGCGCGGTCAAAACGATCTTGACCAGCGCGTCCCAGTTCTTGCCCGGACGGGCGGTGAGGCTGTTGACGCTCGTCTGCATGCCGTCGATCTTGTCGTCGAGCGTCTTCATGTGCTCGGCCATGACGGCGACGGCCTCGGCCAGCTTGGTCACAGCGTCGTTCTTCTTCTCGAGATCCTTGATCCGGCCGGTGTTCCGGTCGACATTGCCGCGGATCTCCGCGACGGCAACGTTCAGATCCTGCAGGTCCATCCGTTATGCTCCTTTCCCGGGGCGTAAAAAAAGCCGCCCCGCTGCTTGACAATTAACAGCGGGGCGGTATAATGGAGATATAAGGACGCTGCTGCGGCGGTCAGTCCGGAACAGTCAAGTCAAGAAGCTGTCATTGACCGCTCGGGTGCCTCCGGGCGGTCAACAAACTTTCTGGGAGAAAAGCAGCATGATAAGTATTACCATTGCGACTCGCAGCAGGAACCGAAGGGCTTCCGCCCATGGTCTGCTCCCCATCAGCATCACCCCCTTTACAGGGAAGTGACTGACCGCCGTATGCAGCAGCGCCCGCCCCACGAATGGGGCGTATCCATCATATCATGCGCTGCAAATTTTGTCTATCTCCGCCGCCCGGAAGGGCGGTTTTTTTTACGCTCCGCTCAGAAGCACCATGCCGCCGCGATGCCGTCCACCTCGGACGCGACGCTCCAGTCCGCTTCGCCGCTCCATCCCGTTCTGCAGAAGCAGGTGGTATTGTTGAGTCTCGGCGAGCGCAGATACCACGCGCGGTCTTTCTCCCGGTTGGCCGCCGTCTTGTAATACTCGTACTGCGTGCCCTCGCCCGTATAGGAGAATGTCCGCGTGCCCTGGACCTCGATCTCCGACAGCAGGAACAGCGTGTCCTCCGTCGTGTCGATGGCCGAGCTCGCGCCGCCTGCCGTGGTCTTCTTTGTCACGGCCTTCAGCGCAGCCACGACCTCCGCCGGCATCACCTTCTTCAGCGCCGGGAACGCGTTGGACGTCCGCACCAGGCAGTTCTTCCAGCCGCAGTTGTTATACTCTGCGCCGTTCATCTTGTACTGCGTCGCGTAGGTCGTGTGCATCTGGAACGTCAGCGGAGCTTTACCAGAGCCGTCGGCATAGTCATCGTGATTCTTGCCGATAATATCAATTGCGTAGGACTTCTTGTTGATTGTCATGTTGCAGCTGTCGCCAACCTTCCAAGTGTCAGGAACTTGCTTCTCTTGACAAGCCTTAATAATTGCAGCCCAGCTGTTATTTGCGAACACGGGGTCGATCATGACCAAATCGACATTAGCTGTCCCAACCACAACATCTGCCGTCTTTGTTAGGCTTGCTGTTGCCGCTGTCACTGTCCACGTTCCGGTCTCCTCAACCGTCAGCGTGCAGTTTCCACTCGCATCAGCTGTACCAGAAACAGTCTTGCTACCCTTCGTAGCTGTAACTGTTGCGCCCGCGCTGGTCGTAACAACAATCTGCAAGTCGGGCGCGCCCTCGATGGCCTGCACCGCGCTCACGAACCCATCCGGGAACGCAAGCTGCGCGGACGTGCCGCCCTTCGTGCGGATGGCGTCCGCAACCGCCGTCAGGTCGGCGTTCAGCTGCGCGGAATCTACTGCTTTATCCAATGCCATCAATAGTTTCCTCCTGTCCATTCTGGCAGCGCGGCAAGCACGTCCTGCACCAGCGCAGCCTTATCCGCCGCCGTAAAGTAATCCCTCCCCTTGACGGGCGTTGCGCCCGCAGGCCCCTGCGCGCCGGGATCGCCCTTGTCGCCCTTCTCTCCGCGCGATGGCTTCCCGGTGTCTGTATCTCCCAGATACCAGTTGCCGTTCGCGCCGATCGTCGGCGTCACGCCGTCTGCGCCCTTTGTGCCGGTCTCTCCTGGATTGCCCTTTTCGCCCGGATTGCCCTGCGGGCCTTTGATGTTGACGCTGTCCGGGTTCGTTTTCCCGCCGTCGTTCGTCCAGCTGAGCGTCCCGTCCGCAGAGACCGACGGCGTGAATGTCGTTCCGGCCGCGCCGGGGTCGCCCTTCTCGCCGCGCGATGGCTTTCCCGTGTCGGTCGCCCCGAGATACCAGTTGCCGTTCTCTCCGATGGTCGGGGTTATGCCGTCCGTTCCGCTGGCGCCCGCCGGGCCGGTGTCGCCCGGTTCGCCCTTCGGCCCATGCTCGCCCGGCGCGCCGGTCTCGCCTTTGGGCCCCCTCTCGCCGGGGTCGCCCTTTGCGCCGTCTGCTCCGGGATCGCCCTTCTCGCCGCGCGAAGGCTTTCCCGTGTCAGTCGTCCCGAGATACCAGTTGCCGTTCTTGCCGATGCTCGGGGTTATGCCGTCCGTTCCGCTGGCGCCCGCCGGGCCGGTGTCGCCCGGTTCGCCCTTCGGCCCCTGTTCGCCCGGATCTCCCTTGTCGCCCTTTGCGCCCTGCAGCGGTCCGTTGTTGACCCACGCATTCGTCACGCCGTCATAGATGTAAATGTCATACGGTGCAGCCGCGCCCACGCCGTAGGCGTCGCCGACCTCTGGATTCTTGACCGACGCCTGCAGCGCGGAGACCGAGCCGTAATAGCCCTTGACCGTAAAGCCCGTTCCCGTATCGCCCTTCGGGCCGGTCGGGCCTGCCGGGCCCTGTGGGCCGGTCTTCCCCTGCGGGCCGGTTTCTCCCTGTGGGCCAGTCGCGCCAGTGTCGCCCTTCTCGCCTTTCTCTCCCTTTTCTCCGGGTTCCCCCTTCGGGCCAGTGTCGCCGGTCGCGCCCTTCGGGCCCTCCGCGCCGGTCGCGCCGGTGTCGCCCTTCGGCCCCTGCTCGCCCTGCGGGCCGGTCTCGCCCTTTGGCCCCTGCGGGCCGGTTTCTCCCTGCGGGCCAGTCGCGCCCGTGTCGCCCTTCGCGCCGGTGTCTCCCTTCTCGCCCTTGACGGTCTCGACGTTAAAGTCAAATGTCTTCCCGTCCGAAAGCGCGATCGTGTACGTTGCCGTCGTCCCGCTCTGCGATTTCTTCGTGATCGACGTGATGCTCGCGCCCGCCTCGCCGGTCTCGCCCTGTGCGCCGGCAGGTCCGGTCTGCCCCTGCGGCCCCGCCGGTCCCGTCTCGCCCTTCGGCCCCTGCGGGCCCATGACCGAGCCGAGGTCTATCACGCTGCCGTCCGTCAGCGTGAAAATCAGCTTCCCCGCGTCCGTGACCTCCACGGCCTTTACCCCGCGGGAGATCAGTCCGCCGATCGTCACTGTGATCTGATTCGGAATTTCTACCCTCATACCTGCTCCTTACTCCACGAATGCCCGGTTCCCGCTCGCCAGCGTCGTCTTGTCTCCGTGCGTGTACCGGATATCGTAGGTGTACTTTCCCTTCGTGAATTTTTCCGTGACCGTCGCGTCGAAGTTCAGCGTGACCTGGTCGTTCTCCACCTTCGCAAAGCTGAACGTGTGGACGGTCTGCCGCGTATCGTCCAGAAACACGACCGCCATGCTGTCCGTCTTCCCGATTGTGACGGCCTCGCCGTCCTGGTCCTTCAGGTCGAAGCGCAGCACGATCGAGAACGTGTCTCCCTCGTACCATCTCAGCACCCCTTTGTCGATCCTCGGGCTCGGATAAGCCCCCGGAATTGGCGTCGCCATACCGCATCCCTCCTTTTCATCCAGTGTAGCAGACCCCCGCGCCGGATTCACCCCACGCCGCAAAGCAAAGGCCGGGGCATCTGCCCCGGCCTGCGGTTACTTGTACGGATTGTTTTCTTCTTTCCAGCTCGTCCCCATGGCCGCCCAGAGCGCGGCCTTCTGCGCCTTTGTCAGGTTCAGCCCATCCAGCACGGTCTGGATCCGTTCCTGCGAAACTGTCTGCGTTCCGAACTGCTTGAAGTACGTCTGCTTGTACTGCATGTAGGCGTCATAGCCGACGCCGTCCGCTGCCAGCGCGTCCATCTTCGCCTGCTCCTCGTCAGACGCCATGACGGAATAATAATATACCGTCTTCGCGTTCTGTGGGATGTCGTAGGCGTACAGCATGGTGAGCTTTGCATTCTTGTCGTCGACCTTCTTCATGGCGGTCACGAATGCGTAGCTTTCTCTCTGGTCGGTTCCGCCCTCGGTCATTCCCTGATAGGCGGCGGTCTCCTTCGCGGATAGCGACTTGAACCCGCTCTCCACCCAGCTCTGCGCCTCTTCCGTCGCCGTCTTGCCGAACAGCAGCGCCTGCGCCCAGCTCTTCGCCCGGTCTGCGGGATTGTCGTTATACACGGGATACTGTAAGATGTCGCGCCCCTCGTTGTCGACCGAGTAGCTGCCGCCGCGAGCCACCGCCGTCGCGCCCTGATACGTCTTGCGGATCTGCCCGCCGCCGAACGGCGTCGCCAGATACAGGCCCGGTTTCAGAAGCTCGTTTCCGATGGTCTGTGCCTTCTTCGCAGGCGCCATGTCCTCGTTCTTTGCCAGCAGCGCCTTCTCGATATTTCCGAGGTTCGGGATGGCCGACGTCACTGCGATCCTGCCGCTGTCAATGTCCAGCCCCAGCGCCTCATCCACGCCGAGGATCGTCAACGCCTGCGTGCCCGGGAACTCAGAAATGATGTTCCCCTCAAGGTTCTTGATTGCCTGATACGTGCCCGGCTTCTCCTTCGTGAAGTCCCATTTCCCGGATACCGCCGCCTGCACCGTGTTCGGCAGCTGATACCCTGTGAAATCTCCGACCGTATCATTGATGATATCCAGCGGATCCAGCGCCGCGCGCCTGCCCACAATGCTCTCGTAGAACTCATTGTAGATCCACGCGCCAATGAGGAATTTGAACATCGCCTTCGCCAGTGCCGCCACGCCCTTCTTCCGCTCCTCTTGCGCCATATCCTTGAAGATCCAGCTCAGTTCGTTGTTGACCTCCAACTGGAACTGCGTGAACAGCTTCACCAGCGGGTTCCGCGCGGAATACAGCGTCGGCGTCGAGCCTTTGCTGCGGTCTGCCATGACGCCGGAGGCAAACTGGTCTGCCTCCTGCATCGCGCTCGTCTCGCTCATGCCCCGCCGCAGATTCTGGTAATACCGCGCACGGACGACGCTCCCCGTCGTAAACGTGTCGATGGATTCCATCAGCCAACCTGCACCGGCGGAGACTTTATCCATCGTGCTCATGGCCAGCCGCCCGTAGCCGCTGCGGTTGTTGATGAACGTCGACGCCGCATCCAGCCCGTCAGCGGTCTTGTAATTTTTCAGCGTATCCCACATGCCGCGCAGCACATCCGTTGTCGACACCTGGCTCCATGCCTGCGTGATCGGAATGAAGTTTGTGAGCGCCGAACCCACGTTGGCCGCGACCATGTTCGCGCCCACGCGGGACTCAAACTTCTTCATGACGTTGTAGAACTTTCGCCCCATGAGCTTTTCCATGCCCCGGTCGAGCCGCGACTTCTTGCCCGCCAGCAGGTTCGTGTATTCGTCCAGCTCATCCACAAAGTTCGAAAGCCCATACCGTCCCTCCTTCGTCAGGTTCGTCACCTGCTCGTTGGCTTCGTCCGGGTTGAGGAACGGGTTCATCATGATCGCGTCGATCCGCTGTTTCAGCCCTTCGTCCGATGCCCGATACCGGATCTGCGTCGCCAGCGCCCGCAGCCGCTGAATGTCCGCCGTGTGGAAGATCACGTCCGTCGCGACCTCGATATACCGGTCAAAGCCCTGCAGCGCGTCATACGCCGTCGCGTAGCCAAGCCGGTTCTGGATGTTCGCCATGTACCGGATGCCGGGTTTGAAGTTTGCCGTGAGGCCGTTGATCGTCGCCGGCAGCGGCGACACATCGCCCTCGATCCCGGCCGCCCTTGCGAACTTCTGCAGAATGCTGCCGCCTTCCTCGTTCTCCTGGAAGTGTGGAAAATATCCCTGCAGATAATTGACCGGCTCATATCCATTCTCAATGCGCACCCGGTTCATATCCTGGAACAGCTTGTCGTAGACCTCATGGAAAACCTTCACGGCTGCCCGCACCTTGCCGAGATCCAGATTTGGGTTCTGCTTCTCGAATTCCTGAATGGCCGCGTTCCACTCGTCAAACGTCATCCCCCCGCGCCTTTCGACACGCGGATGCTGCTTGAGATAGTCTCGGTTGAATTCCGCCTCGCCCAGCCACTGCACTGCATAGCTCTCGGATACCAGATTTCCCTTCCGTACCTGCCGGTCGAGCTTCAGCGCCTTGATCCTGTCCTGCTGCTCGACCAGATAATTCTTGCGCTTGCTCTCGTTTTCGTGTACGGGCCAGAAATACTTGTTGATAAACGCATTGGCCTTTTCGTCAGAGACCTTTCCCTTCCGCGCGATATCCCGGATGTTTCGCTCCATCGTCTCGCGCTGGTACTGGATCCCCATAACCTTGTCGACCCACTTGACGGCCTCGGCTTCCGTTAGCGCCTGCTCGGCAAAGTCCCGCAGACCCTGCTTGCGCTGCGCGTTCCATGCCTTGAGCTTCAGCGCCAGCATATCATAGTCAGCCTTTGCCTCGTAGACCTTCAGGATCTGCTGCCCGTTTTCCAGCCCTGCCACATAATCCGGGCTTGTCTCCCCGCGCAGCAGCCGGTTCACGATCTTCTGGTCGGCTTCCGTCAGCAGCGTCTTGCTCTGCGCTTTCTCGACCACTCGCCTTGCGTCCTTCAGCTGCGCCCACATCTGCTTCGTTTCTTCCGCTGTCTGCGGAATAGCAAGCTTTTCTTTGGCCTTGTTCTGTGCCTCCAGATACCGCTGCGCCACGCGCAGCCCGCTCGTCAGCCGGTCAATGGATTCCGTGAAATTCGCCTGCTGCCATTTCTTGAAGCTCGCCGCCTGCGCCCCGTAGTATTCATCCAGCGTCTTCTGCACCTTCTGAATTCCGCGCGCCACATCGTAGATCTGCATCAGCTGATCGCTCGGTGCGGTAATGTCTGCCGGGAACAGCTCCGGCGCCATCTCCTGCAATTCCTGATAAAACGAGTCGACCGCTCTGCCGTCTTTCCCAAGCGTCAGCGTACCAAACGCCGCCCTGCGGAACAAATTCCAGTCTGCAATGTTTTTCTGATCGTACTCAGAAAGCGTCAGCTTTGTTCCCTTGATGAGCGATTTCAGATCTCCGTACTGCTCGATATATTGCTGGTCCTCTTCCACGCCCGCCTTGTAGGCCGTTTCAAAGAGATCATTCAGCTTCGCCCGGTCAAGCTGCCCGTCCGTAAAGAACGTCCGCAGCGCCTCCTCGGCCATCGGCCGCAGAACCTCCCGCTTCGCCTGCCCCGGCACGCTCAGATTTTCCGCCAGCTCGTTCACCAGCCGGCTTTCCAGCCGCCGCACATACTGCGCAGCCTTCTCCCCCATCAGATCCCGATACCGCCCGTCCTGCGAAGAATACCGGATATCCGGGTTCGTTAGGCTAAAACTTCCGTTGTTTGCAACCGCGGACTTCACCTGCGCAGGATCAAACACAGCCCATGCCTTCACGCCGTTCTCAACCGCCTGAACCCCGTCGTATCCATGCCGTTTCAGCATCTCTACCATCCCCGGCGTATTGATCACCTGCCACATGAGCTCCGGCTTCCCCGCCTGTTCCCATACGGCTTGCAGTTCGCTAGGTCTGATCTGTAGCCGCTTCGCAAGATCCACATAATTCCCGCTGTATCCGCCGTCAGTGTTTCCAACATCCGCCGGATTCTCCACGCGAATATATGCCGGGATAATACGATCGACGTTTCCTGCGTAGATCGATGCCTCCGGCAGAATTCGCTCAACGCTGCGCGTCGCAGTGGAGTATTCTTCCGCGTACTTGATGTTTGCAGTCAGCCAGATCGGTTTCCCGCCTACATCAAACTTTGTAAATTTCGCTCCGGCACCGTGGAACACCAGCAGTGGCTCGCCTGTCGTGTTCGTTGCCTTGCTGTCTGCGAACCAATCCCGGAACGCTGCCGTCTGCGTCTTCTCCCGCTCATCAATCAGTTTCTGCATGAGCCTCGGATTCCGCAGGAAAACGGCGTCCTTAAACACACCGCGCCCGCTCCCATCGTCCAGCATCGCAGAGACGGTCTCAAGGTTCTGTTTATCCCTCTCCGACGCCTGCCGCGCGCTGGCAGAGAATTTCCTCTTTGCCGTCTCTGCGGTAGTTCCAACACTTACAACATCTGAAAATTTTTCTCCGCGCAGGTTGACACTTTTGCCCTCATAGGATATACTACCTATAGAACCACTCCGCAGAAGGGACATGGGCATTTTGAAGCCCATGCCGCGAAGAAGCGGGATGGTTCTTTTTTCGTCTGCAAACAGAATGAAACTCCGCTTTATGAAGTTTTCCGGTGCCACGTCCTTCGAGTACGCGCTGGATACTTTCTGCATATCGTCAATCAGCAGACCATTTTCTGTTGGCCGCAGATCGAGGACACACATAATGTTCCGTCCGTCCTGCGCCTTTATCGCACCGAACATCACGAGACGGCTGTTTCCGTACTGGCTTCTCGCATTGTTTTTGCTTTTCAGAATCAGAACCGGATTGTCCAGAATCTCCGGGATCCGTTGGATCTCGCGGATCGTCATTTCAGGATGCTCCTTCAGAATGGTGCTGATCTTCTCGCCGTTCATATAAATATCGCTTTCGATTGCCCCCAGCCCTTGCAGCGTCGCGCCGGTCTCACCCAGCGCAAAGGACGTGCCCTCCGGCATCCCGGACTTGTACCATGCCGCCACTCTGCTTTTGAAATCCTGTGCAATCGACATCTTCGCCGGCGGCGCTCTCGCGCTGCCGGATTTTTTCTGCCACTGGCCGACCTCCATCTTCACGTCCGCGCGCAGCTGGTTCGTGCCGTAGTCCGTTCGGTTCATGCCGGCGTAGGTATCCGCGACGATCTCCTCGACGTAGGCGTCCGTGTCGTCGCCGTAGATCCCGGCGTAGGCGTCCACATAGCTCTCGATCATCTCCTTTGTGATCTTGCCCTCGCCCAGCAGCCGCTCCTGGATCTTCGCCGCCATCTCCGGCCAGCGCTTGACAAGCAGGTGATACCCCTCGTGCTTCGCCAGCTCGAACGCAGAATACTCCTCGCTGTCCGCCCGGATGAGCACGGAGCCGTCCTCCGTCACGGCGGCATCCGCATAAAACGTTTGCCCATCGATCTCCTGCGTCAGCTGCCCGGTGAAGAACCGCGCGTTCTGCACGCCCATCGACCGGAAGAACTTTTCCGCCGCCTGGATATCCTCGCTTCTGGTCTCTTGTCCCTTCGGCATGACGCGCACTTTTTGCGCATTGTTCTCTCCGAAACCGAGATCCGAAAGCGTTACTTCATCCCAAGCCTTTGCGAGATCTCTTGCACCCTGCGCTCTCTTTCTTCCGGCGTCAGCTCTTTGCTGCTGCGCTGTGCTTTGGCGAACGCCTCCAGCTTGTCCTTCGGCACGCTGACCAGCCTGCCCGACTTGTCCTTCATCAGTAACCTCGATACTGCCATTGTTTACCCCTTTCTGCCCTGCGGCAAGGCCCGCTCGATAGGCGGCTGCCGCCACGTCCTGATTCATTCCTTCGGCGTAGCGCATCGCCCGCTGCTCACTCGCGCCGAGTCTGCCCTGCTCATAGACCTGTCCGAAGCTCTGCGCATACTGCTCCGCCGGCATGCCCGTCGTGTTCCCGTTCAGGAAATACGCCGCCGTCTGCTCGTCGTAGCCCGCTCTCTGGGCCTGCGTCTGCAGATACTGTTCCTCCTGCTGCAGCGCGGCTTCATCGAGCGCCTGCTCCGCGTCCGCCGTCTGCCGCTGGGCATACTGTACAGGATCCAGCTCGCCCATGTTCTCTGTCCCCGGGATTGGCGCAAATAAGCTGTCCTGGTCGTACTGCCGCTGCGCCGCCTGCTGGGCCTGCTGCACCGCCTGGACGCTCTGCTGTGCCCGATTCTGCTCCTGCTCCTGCTGGTACTGCTGCGCAAGCCTCTGATTCTCCTGCGCCGTCTCCGCCGCGCTCTTGTAGATCTGGAATGTCTTCTCGTCCGCCTCGGCCTGCGCCTGCTCCTGCCGGGCCTGTTCCTGCAGCTGCTCGAGCCTGGTCAGCGTCTCCGGCACGCGCGGCTCCTGCCCTTCGTCCACGGCCGCCTGCTGCTCCTTCGCCACCTCACGCAGCGTGTTCTCCACGGCCTTCTGCGTCACCTCGCCTCCATCGTCCACGGTCTGCTGCAGTTCCTCGGCCAGCTGGTGCGCCTTCGTGCCATCTTCCTGCGCCATGCCATAGTCAATGACGTCCTGCACTTCGCCCGCCTCGATGACCGCTCTGGCCGTCTGCGTGACGTTTGCTTCCAAAATCACGCGGTTCACGCCCGCATACGTCCCGGACATGGCAAGGCCGGACAGGCCGCCCGCGAGGAACGAAAGGCTGTCTTCTTTTGCGAAGTCTCCGACCATCGCCGCCAGCGCCTGCGCCGGCGTCCTTCCCTCTGCGATATAATTTGCGTAGGCCGACATGACCTCACCCCGGTCATGCTTCGCCACCACGTCATACGCACGGTTTAGCCAGTTGGACGCGATCTCTTCCGCGCCTTCCGACGCGAACGACCGCAGCGCCTTCCTCCACACGGCCTTCCCGCTCAACATGTTCTCGATGATATCGCCCACAGAATACTTTTCCGTGAAGCCCTCGATCGCGCCCTCGACGATACCGTCGACCAGCGCGTCCGCGTTGGACTTGCCGTTCTGGATCCCCTCATACACGGAATCCGCCGCGACCTGCGAGCCCATCACCCAGTTCATGGTCTCCGCAACTGCGTCCTTCGCCCCCGCACCGGCCACGCCGCCAAAGGTTCCCACGAGCCCCGTCGAGACCGCCATGTTGACCGCGCTGTCCAGCGCCGACGTGCCCGCCTGATAGAGGAACTGCCCCGTCGGGTTCATCCCCTGCATCACGCTCCCCCGGATTCCGGAGGAAAGCCGCGTCGCATTGTATGCCGGGCTGTAAACGTTCGTCGGCATATCCTCATTCTGATAGCCGCCCGCCCAGCTTGGCAGCACGCCGCGCAGCGATTCCAGATTTCCCAGCACCTTCCACGGCGCCAGCACCGCAGAGAACAGCGTGCCGCCCACCGGCGACCGCTGTCCGATCTCTTGTGCCGCCGCATCAAGTTTCTGCGCATTCTCATAGTCTTCGAGCACCTTCTGCCACTCCGCCAGCCGCTTGAGCGTGTCGTCGCTGTAGCCCTTTTCGTTCAGCGCCTTCTTCGCGTCGTATTTTGCATACGCCCGCACCTGATACCCGTTCAGTTCCTTCCCGCGGTACTGCCGGAGCAGATTCTGGTCTTCCTCGCTCAGGTTCCCGATCGCCTCCTGTGCCTGGGCCAGTACGCTCTGGCTGTCGACCTGCGCCTTGCGCTCCTTCAGCGCGTCGATCTCGTTCTGCAGCTGCGTCACGCTCTTCCCATTTTCCGAAAGCCCGGTCCCGGAGAAATGCGTGTCCGCCTGTTCGATCTCCAGCGCCTCGATCTGCTTGCCCAGCTCCTGTGACGTCCGCTGCAGACCGCGCACCTGATCCCGCTGCGCGGTCTGCGCCGCTTTTGCACGCCGGTTCTGCGCATCCACGTCCCCCCGCACCTGCTGCGTGGCCGGCGCAAACCGGCCGGCCAGCAATGCGCTCTGTCCCTGCAGCGCCAGTGTCCCAAGCTTCAGCCCCTGCGCCGCCTCCACGCCGCGCAGATAATTCTGGTACGTCCCGTACTGCTTCTGCATGCCAGGCGACCGGCTGTATTCCTGCTCCGAAACCTTCCCGGAAACAGCCACGCCATTTCTCGTTTTCTGCGTTGCGTTGACCGCATTTTTATATGCCTCAAACGCCGTGCTCTGCCCCGGCGTCTGATAATTTCTGCTTCTGTAGTTCGGGTCGAACGTCGTATCCTGCACAGCTCCCGGATTCTTGTACTGTTCATATTCGCGCAGCGCGTCAAGCCCGCTCCGTTTGAACGTTGTGGTCTTTCCCTGTGTCTGCGTCTGCCCGTAAGACGTCGCAGAGCTGGCAGCGTATCCGCTGCCAGCTTCGTATTCCTGCAGGGCATCCAGCCCTGTCCGCCTCTTCTTTGCCATGTCCGCCTCCTTATCGTTCCAGCGGGATCCCGAAGCCCGCACGGTTCAGGATCGTCACCAGCTCGTTATACTGTTTCTTGCCCGCCGCGCTGGAAAGACTCAGCTGCCCAGCTACCCCGGCGAACAGCTCATATGCCTTCTGCTTCTGCCCGGCCTGGATCCACTCGGTCATGCCGCGTTTGAGCTGGTTGTAGGTCTGCGCCTGCGCACCGCCCGATCCGCCTTTGTTGTACGTGTTGTCGATGTACCCCTTTCCGGTTCTGCCGGAACTGCTTCTCCCACCGCCGCCTCCGCCGCCGGATTTCTTCGCCGCGGCCTGCTCCGCCGCCAGCGCCTGCAGGTAGGCTGCGTTCTCGTTGTTTGCCTTCTTCGCCCAGTAGTCGAGCATCGTCGCCCACTGGCTCTGGTCCAGCGACCGTTCCGAGTTGTACGCGCTCCGCGCATCCGATAGATCCGAATAATAATCGCTGACCGTATCCCGGTACCGGCCGTAGTCCGTATCTTCCCGGCCCTTCACGAGGCTGTACTGGTTATAAAGGTCCGTCCCCTCATCCTGATACCGCTGATATGCCTGCTGCTGCAGCTGCGGCACGATGTCGTTGAGGTTCTGCAGATACGCATTGTACGCCTGCTGGCCCACCTGCTCGCCGTAGGTCGAGCCATAGCCGCCCGTGAGTGCCGCCGCCTGCCCCATCGTGTCCTGCATGGCCAGCCGCCCGAGACGCTGATACTGCTCACGGTACTGCTGGTACAGAGGATCCGTCCCCATATCATAGCTGAATTTCTTCCGGTTTCGGATCTGGTCATACAGGCTTGTCAGCTCATCGTCCCAGCGCGATTGATACGCGCCCGGCTTGCTGGCCTTGACCTGCTCCAGATACGCCTGCGCTGCCTGCACGCTGCCCGACGGCGTGTACCCGCTCTCCAGCCCGTTCAGCTTGCTTCTCGTGTAGTCCGACACGCCGGACATGGTGTAAGGGCTGTTCCTGGTCTGATAGCTGCCGCCGTAGTTCCTCGTCGTCTGGTTCTTGTTCACCAGCTGCGACTGGTAGCTGCCGTCCGCGTTCACGCCCGTGATGCGGTACGTGCCGCCGCCGGTCACGACCTCGTCGCCGGCCGAAAGCCCAGCCGGGGCCCTGCCGCCCGACTCTACTCGATATACGCTCATAGTCTCACCGCCTTAAAGCTTGAAATGTGTCGCGTACTGCTTCGGCATGTACGCCTGATTGTAGGCATTGAAGTACCCCTGATAGTAGCTGTTGTACTTCGCCGCCTCGTTCGCATACTTCGTCGTCTCCCCGTTGGCGTCGCAGATCTTCATCCCCAGATACCAGCGGTAGATCTCATCATACGGCCACGGGATCAGAAGCTGTGTCTCTAAGTCCACGTCCTCCCCGTAGCCCGTAAACGGCTCCGGTTCCTTCTCGTGCTCGTGCGTGCAGATGATATCCCGATACACGATTCCGTCCAGCTCCGACAGCCACCGGACCTTATCCGGCGTCTCGTACTGGTTCGGCAGTAACCGGTCGACCGTCTCGATCGCTTCCCGAATTTTCATTTTTCCTCCTTACCAAAAGAAGGGGCATTTCTGCCCCTTCCTCTGCTTCATGCCGTCATGGGCATTCACTTGTCAGTTGTCCGCCTGCGCGCGGCGGAAGGCTTCCTCCTCCGCCATCCGCGCGTTCATCAGGACTTCATACACCGGCAGCGGGACCTGCACGTCCTTGCCCTTCGGCACCATGAACGTCCGGCCGTTCACCGCCACGAAGCGGCTCTGCTCCTCGTTCTCCTGCCCGCGGGGCAGGTAGATCGTCTTCATGACGTTCCACACGTCTTCCTGGTTTGCCTGTACAGCCGCCGCGGCGGTCTCTTTCGTTGCCATGCTATGTGCTCCTTTCTCAGTTCGCCTCGTCCGTGCCGGAGTATGCGCTGCAGCTCTCCACGCGGACCATGCGGTCCTCGTACAGCAGCTTCGCCGCCATCTCGGCCTTATAGCCGACGGTCGAGAACTGGTTCAGCGGGCCGCCGATCTCGTCCTTGCCCTTGACGATCATCTCAAGATTGCCGCCCTCCGGGTCGATCATCTTGTATGCGTCCTTGCCGAGGAACAGCGTCGCGTACACGCTGTAGTAGACCGCCGGGTTTCCGTCAGACGCTGCAGTCTTGACCGGGCAGGTCGAGTTGTTGAAGATCTTCGCCTCCGTCGTCTCGACAAACCGGACGCCGTGCAGCTCGCCGATCTCACCCGAGAACAGCGGCGTGACGTCTGCGTACTTGTGTGCCTCGACCCATGCGTTCGAGGACCGCAGGTCGTATGCGACCGACGGGTGGATGATCGCGACATACTTGCCGTCGATCTTCGGCGCCTTCATTTTCTTCAGCGTCGTCACGGCCTTGTTGACCTCGTCCGGCGTCAGCTTCGCCGTCAGGTCGAGGCCAGCACGGCTGGTGACTGCCGTATGCGCGCCGCCCGCTGCGACCTTGTCGCAGTACTGCACGTTCGAGCCTGCCACGACCGCGTCACGCACGCGCTTATCGATGGACGTGCCGGCGGAAGCGCCGAGTTCTTCGGTCGCACCCAGGATGACGTTGTCCAGCGCATGCAGCTCCAGCTGGTCGGAGACCGTCACGTACAGACCGATCTGCTTGATCGCGCCGGTCGTGCTGGTCTGGCCCATCTTCTGGCCGGTCGGGATGACGCCTTCGGTCAGCTCCTCCGCGTCCTTCAGCGTGTTCCACTTGCGCCATTCGACGGTCTTGCCGTGGTTGCGCGGCAGTGCCTGACGGCCTGCCAGCTGCGCATGCACGAGGTTCGGCCGTGCGTTCTCGAGCAGCTGCGTGTCGTAGAACGTCTTCATGGTCGGTGCCAGCGTGTTGGCGCTGTCAAACGCCGTAGTCGTGCCGGTGCCTGCGTTTACGTAGTTGCCGGTCGCGTTGACGAGCGTACCGGCGTCAGCAAAAAACTGAAATCCGACTTTGGATTTAAACATAGCTTCTTATCTCCTTTCTCAGGGGATCACTCGTTCCCCTCTTGCTGCGCGGCGGCGCATGTCCTCCACCTCCGCGCGTGACCAGTGTGTTTTCATCGGGACGTTCTCTCCGCCCGCAGCGCCGGAGCCGATCTCCTGCGGCCGCGCGCCCTGCGCCTGGATGGTCCGCATGACGTTCTCCCGCGCCTGGTTCGCCACCAGCTGCGCCTGTGCCTGTGCGATCTCCTGCTGGTGGATGACCTCATAGGCCGTCTTCGGCGGCACGCCCGCGCCCACGAGCCGTGCAAAATCCTGGTTCTGCATCTCGGTCTCAAAGTCCGCGCCGTACCGCGCCGTCACATCCCGGGCAAAGTCTGCCTGGATCCCGGCAAAGGCTTCTCGCATCTGGTACTCCTGCAGCTGCCGCCGCATGGCCGTATTCTCGGCCCTGCCGGCGTACTCCTTTTTGAGGGCGTCCGCCGACATGCCCTTTTCCATGGCCTCCGCGCTATAAAGCCGCTCGTCAGCGGAAAAGCGCTGTGCCAGTGCCGCGAAGTCCGTCTTCCGCGGGTCCGACGTGTCGATCCCATAGAGCGCTCCCAGCTGGTCGATGATCGGTGCCATCGCCTCGGCCTGCCCCTTGTACTGGTTCAGTCCGCGCACGCGCTGCTTTACGACCTTCTGCACCGCAGAATCAAAGTCCTGCTTGTACCGGCCCCGGATCAGACTGTCGAACGTTTCTTCCTGTGTACCCTGTCCCTGAGCGTCGGGGACGTTGGCCGGCTGCTGCTGCACCTGCGCCTGTGCGGCTGCCTCCTGCCCGCTCTGCTGACCGGCGACGTCAGCTGCGCCCATGGTCTGAGCGCCTGCGCCCGTGAATTCGCCTTCCATGCTGTAAATTCCTTTCTGGCGTTTATTCTAAAATCATCGTAGCACAAACTTTTCCTAACTTCACCCCACGCCAGCCAGAAATAATCCCGCCAGAACGGGCCGCCGCAATCGTCGGTTCTTATCCCGGCTGCGTGCTTTCTTCCGACTTTTTGCGCGCATTCTCCACGATCTTCGGCTCCTGCGTCTCGCCTGTGCTGATCTCCGGCTTCTCCGCTGCCGCTGCGCTCGCCTGCGGGACGGCCTGTCCGCCCTCCTGCAGGATCTGCTGCGCCAGCCCCTCACCCATGACCGGATCGTACCGGTCTGCCAACGCCAGCGCCAGCTGCTGCCACTCGACCAGCCGCTGCTGCAGGTCCGCGTTCTCCTGGACCTTCTGGATGATTGAGTCCTTCCCGTCAAAGTCCATCATGTCCAGCGTCGCAAGCGTCTGGTCCACCATCTGTGGGTTGAAGAACCCCAGCTGGAAGAACTGCAGCGCCAGCTCGTTCTGCGCCATGGACGCGTACTCGCTTGCCTTCTGCGCCGAGACCTCAATGTCGAAGACCGGTTTCCGCAGCCCGTCCGGCTGTCCGTTCGCGCCGTAGAGCGTCTGTGGCTGCAGCCCCTGATTGCTGTACTGTACGAACTGCTCTGCCCCGCGCTTCCCGATGATCCGGAACTGCCGCGGCAGATCATAGAACTGCCGGATCCGCTCAATGACCATCCGGATCATCCGTGCGTAGGCCCGGTAAGCCGACTTTGTGGAGTCCTTGCTGCTCCGGCCGGACGCTTCCTGCAGCGCTGCAATGGCCGAGGCCGCCGTCACGCCGGAGTTTGTCGCGCCGTTGTTGACGTCCGTGTTTCCCGTTGTCCACTTGAGCTCTTCAATTTTGTCCCGCAAGATCGCAATGTAATTGCTGCTGATCATGTTCACCTGGATCGGAACCAGACTGTCCTGCCCCAGATTCCCGTCCACATGCACGAACGGCTTCGTCCAGTCCGCGAACTCCTGCTCGTTGACCGACCCGTCCGACCGTTTGAACCACCGAGGCGTCGTCGCCATGATCGCGTTCTTCACGATCGCCTGGTTCATCCGGTCGATCTGCTCCTGCGTCGACTTGCCGATGTCGATATACCCATACCCGGCAATGCTGCCCTCCACCGGGAACAGCGCGTCAACCACAAACGGGTATTCCCCGTCGTCATACAGCCCCGTCTCGGCCATGGGCCGCCCGACCGGCTGCTGCACAATGCTTCCGTCCGGCATGGTCATCGTGTCATACCGCTGCTCTGTGTCGTTCTCCGTCGCCTGCAGGATGGTGTCGCCCACCAGCTTCGCAAAGTGCAGCACCTGCCGTCCGTTCTGATATTTCTTGTAATACCAGTCCACCACCATCGACTTGTTGTCAAAATTGATGACGTCGTCCGTGTTGTACTTCTGCTGGATCTGCGGATTGGAGTTGAGCTTTCCCTGCAGCTCCGGGTACTTCTCAACCAGCAGATCGTTGTCCACCATCTCCGTCAGGAAGATGTTCTTCGACTTCTGCAGATCCCGCACGCCCGGCTCCCAGAAAAAAGACAGAATATCCACCGGCTGTACCGAGATATCCCCGAGGCCATTGAGCTTCGAAGAATCCCATTTCACATGCCAGATAAGCGTCCCCTGCTTGAGCTTCGTCCACTGGCTGTCCGAATAGACCTCTTCGAAGTCGTTCTGTTCCAGAATGACCGGCAGCACCGAGGAAAGCTTCGCCGCCTCCTCCCGGTCATCCGGCTCCCGCGGGCGGATCGCCGGGGCCGGATAGGCCGCGATCGCGTCCGCGTGCTTGCCCATGATGACGTTGAAGAGCCACGCCGACGTCCACTTGTCGTCCTCCGGGTTCCCCTTCTGGATCCGCTGCCAGCTTCGCATGCGCCACCAGTCCTCCGAAGCAATGACCCGCGCCTCCAGCGCACTCTTGCCCTGCCGGTATTTTAACAGCGTGTCCATGGCCTTTCTGGCCTGCTCTTCGCCGATGGCCTTTCGCGCCGTCAGCCCGCTCGCCGTGTCATTCTGCATGGTCGTCTGCATCTGCTCTGTCTGCATTGTCCGCTTCCTCCTTTCGCAGGTCTTCCGCCGTGAGTCTTGCCACTTCGTTCTGGATCCCGTCCAGCACAAAGCCCACGATGACCGGCGGCAGCCCCGCCTCGTTGATGGCCTCGATCAGCCGCCCCCGCAGCTGCACCACTGCTTTTGTGATATTCATAGCTCCTCCTATCCGTTATAACTGCTGATTGCCCGGTTGAGCGCTTCCTTGAGCGCAGAATAGCTGTTTGCAAAGTACGTCGCTTCCAGCTTCGTCCCTGCCGATACCGTGCTGACGCTTCCCGCACCTGTCAGATTCCCGATGGCGTTTGCCGCCTCGTTGTAGATGGCCGCCGTGATTGTCTGCCCGGCGTAGGCCGTCGTGAAGGAAATGCTCCCGTAGCCTCTGGCGGCCCGGACCTCGTTGATCTTCGCCGTCATCCGGTTCCAGCTCGCCGCCGTCAGGTATGTCACGGCCTTTCCCGCTGCGATATACGACGCATCGTCGCTCGTCCACGCGAAGGCCGCGATCTGTGCCTTCGTCTCGCCGGATACGGTGTTGGACGTCTTCGAGTCCGTCCCGGCCTTGTTGACGATCCAGAAATAATACGTCGTGCCCGGGTCTAGCCCCGAGACCGTCACCGGTGAGCTGCCGATCGACTGCGATCCGATCGCCGTATAGCTCGTCTTTCCCCAGTAGAGCGTCCAGCTTCCGTACCCGCCGCCGTTTTTGTCCCACGTGACCGTCGCCGTGTTCTTCGTCAGCGTGACCCCGCTGATAACCGGCGCGACTGCCGTGATCTTCGTCTTGTAGTACACGCGCACGGCCTGCCCGCTCGTAATGGGGATCGTTTCCGTCGCCGCGTGATTTGTCGCATACCCTTCCGACGCGAGCCTGAAATACTGGAATTCATACTCCTGCGAATACGTCTGGTACTGCGTGCCGGACATGGACAGGAAGAACGAATTGCCGATCGTGCCGGAGACGGACCCGTCTGACAGCGTGTGCTGCCCGTCCAGGTAGTTGTAGATCGGAATCGTCGTGGTCTTGCTCTGGTAGTAGACCTTGACGGTCTGCCCTTCCTGGATGGGGATCGGGTAGCTCACGTCGTGCTCCGTGTTGTAGTTCTGCGACGACAGCCGGAAGTACAGGAAATTATACTGCTGCGAGTATGTCTGATACTGTGTGCCCGCGGCCGAAATGTAAAACGTATCTCCGATATCGCCTTTGAAGGACCCGCTCGCCAGCTGCGTCAGGTTATCCAGGAAGTTGAGAATGCTGACCGTCGCCTGCGAGGTCGACTGCGCCAGCGTCCGCACGCTGATGGAGTTTGTCTCGGCGACAAGCGTCCCCGTGTTGCTGTTGTAGATCCGCACGCGGCAGATATACAGCGTGTCCGGCGTCAGACCGGTAATGACCCGGTGGGCCGTCGTCGTGCCCGCGGTCGTGTCCGTCACCGTCGCCATGACCTGTCCCGCAAGGATATATTCATATTTCCGTTTGTACGTCGTCGTTGACGACATACCGGATACCGTCAGCGTGATACTTGTCGGCGTGCCCGATGCGCCGGACAGCGTTGCCATTCAGCCAGCCCCCTTATCCGAACACCGGCGTAATGCCGCTTACGCCGCCGGAAGCGATAAACCGGATGCTCCCGTCCGATTTTATCTGCATACTGGCTGTCCCAGCCGCGTTCTGCAGGTACACATCGCCGCTTGTCGAGCGCACGCGCACCGCCGGGCCAGACAGGTCGACCGCATAGGCCGCCGAGCTGGAGGACGTAAACTGCAGACTGCCCTCCGCGCCGCTGATCTTGCCGTTCGAGAAGTTTGTTCCCGCGATCTCAAGACCGTTGCTGATGATGTTGATCTCATCCATGATCTGCTTGAGCTTCTTCTGGATGCTCGTACCGTCGAGCTTCAGATCCGTCGCGTTGATCGTTCCGCCGATCTCAGCCCCCGTGCACGTCAGCTTGCCGTTCGCGTCCACCTTGAATTTGTCCTTGATGGAAAGCCCGCTCGTGCCGAAGTACATGCTTGCGCTGCCCCCAAATTCGTTGGCCGTGCGGTAAATGCTGCTTTCCGAGATCGTCCACGGCCCGAACGTCGAGTCGGCTGCCGCCGTGATCTTCCCGGACAGCACCGCCCCCGCCGCCTCCAGCGTCCCGGATGGGAAATGCAGCTTCTTGTCGCTTAAATACGCGACCTCCTGCCCGTCCTGCCAGAAGCTCACCCGGTCCGGCGTCACCGTCACCAGCTCGTTCTTCGCCTGGTCGATGACCCGTTCGCCGCCGTCCGTCACCGTCGTCTCGATGTTCCCCACGCCCACGCCGTACACCGGCACGGCGTCCTTGTAGTACAGCAGCCCCGTCTTGATGTACTGCTTCGAATTGACGGAAAACTGATTGTTGACGCCCGCCGTGTAGTCATACAGCTGCTTGATGCCGACAGAGTTTCCCTCGATCGTCAGCTGCGTCTTCTCGAGATACTTGCCGAAGTCCGAGATGGCGACATAGCTGCCGGACAGCTTCGTCGACCACGTCTCCGAATTTGCCGCGGCGAAGTCCGCCGTCTTGATGATGAGCGCTTTCAGCGCCCCATAGCCGGAGAGCGTCGTTTTTTTCTCCGCCTCGGAGAGGCTGTCCGCGTCGATGGCCTGCGAGATCTCCGTCAGCGTCGCCTTCGCCGACCAGTCGGCGAGGTTCAGCTGCTCCGTCACGCTGCACAGATACCGCCGCATGCTCTCCAGCTGCTCCTGCGTCGTCTTCCCCGCGATCGACGGGTATGCAAGTGTCAGACTGCCCATATTGCACCTCCCGTCTTACGCATCACTTCCAGCTTCCAGCACTCGCGCCAGACTGAACAGTTTCATC